TTTGGGTTCAAAAGAACCTGGAATAGGAGGTTTTATGGGAGCAGTAAGAACCGCACCGAGACCATTTCTGACCGTAAAGGAAGTTATGATTTTACTCGGTTGCAAAGAAGACTTTGCGTACAAGACGATGCGCAAAATCAATAAGGAATCCGAGAGCCAGGGATATATCAGCATAGGCTCCGGAAAAGTCAATAAGCATTTATTTGCGGATAAGTTGCAGATTCCGGAAGAGGATATTGAGCAGGCAATCCAGTATGTAGCTGCACAGGAGAACAGATAGGAGGCAATCATGGCATATTACAATGTCTGCCCTGTTTGTGGAAGCAATCTTGATCCGGGAGAACGGTGCGATTGCCAGAGCATAAGGGCAAAGGAACAGGAGAAGAACAGGCTGTTTTTCAGCCAGATGTTGAGAACAGAAAAGAACAGCGGTCAGATGTCGTTTGCATTCGAACATCCGGGAGGAGGTGCGATAGGAGCATGAGAAATAAGTGCCTATTTGCATTGGGATTGGTATTTGCCATGTCCCTGACTTCAATTGTCGCATTTGCTTTCAGCTTTACCGGAGAGCCGGACGTGAAGAACGATCAACAACAGATTGTTGTAGTGAATCCTGCGACAGAGAGTGAGGAAACGACCTCAGAGCAGACAGTTTCGGCAGAAACAGAGGACACAACAGCAACCTTACAGTCGGCTGGCAGTTCATTGAGTGGAAGCATGGACTGGGATGCGGAAGATGCTTATATGCTTGCCAAGATTGCAATGGCAGAAGCGGAATCCGAGGACACCGAGGGCAAAGCTCTTGTAATGCTGGTGGTGCTGAACAGAGTTTGGAGCGACGAGTTTCCAGACACGATTGCAGGAGTTATCTTCCAAGACGGACAGTTCAGTCCAATCAGCAACGGCCGGTATGACGAGGTCAAACCGGATGCCGACTGTTACAGAGCATTACAGCTTATCCAGATTGACGGATGGGATGAAAGCCGGGGAGCGACTTACTTCGAGAGCAAGAGCGAATCCAACTGGCACAGCGAGCATCTGACCTTTCTATTCCAGCATGGGAAACATTATTTTTACAAGGAGTGATGAAGAGTGAAGAGAGACTTGATAGCGGTTATTTGGTCATTGCTCGTAACCGGAGCAATAAGCAAATGGGCTTTCCACGTTGCGTATCTGGAAAGAGGGTACAAGGCAGTAGGCGGTGAGTACCTTGTGATACTGGTGGCTTATGTAGCTGCATGGAAAGCAATTAACTATTTATTTGATTCGTTGGAGGAATTGGAAAGTGAAAGAAATCGTAGAAAAAAGAGAAGTAGAAGAACTGCTCGGATGCGAGATTACAGATGAACAGTTTGAGCAGGCATTAAAGTATGCCAGACATAAGCAGAAGTACATATATCAGCGAGAACAGAGAAAGGTCGTGTTACAGCACTGGTATCTCGTTAAACTGACAGAAGAATATGTGAGAAATCTTGCTTTTTCAAAATTCACAATGGATTTATGCAGTGCACTGAGAGATATGGAAAAAGAGTGCTCGGACAAAGTCCGGAACACCCTCGTAAGCAACCATATTGTATCACAGCCATCTGCTTAAAATCAATAAAATTATACTATATGGAGGTACAATATGGAAAACAATTCTAACGCTATTGCTGAAATTCAGAAAAAGTATGCCGGATGCAATTTGCTTATGCCGGCCGCAACGGAAGTTCAGCTCAATCCTTTTTACAAGATTACGGTTATGGAAGTGACTGCAGATCTTTCTGAAAATTCTGGAGATATTTTTAAGGTCGGCTCTGTTAAGACTGGAACAACACAACAGGGCAAGGACATTTGGGAAGAAACCTATTCTCCGGCAAAACCCCTTCTTATGAAAATTGCCGCGGCAGCTGGCATACAGTTTGATCCTGATCATACTTATGGAACCAAAATTGATGCCAATACATATAAAGCCAAAGCATATGGAGCTATGAGAATGCCAGATGGTACTGGCAAAACACATGCTGATGAGAAAGTTATTTGCCTCGATGATGAAGAGGCTAATTACAGAGTAGAGTTCATGGATAAGTCTATCAAAGGTATTACAGATGAAAAAGCTGCAAAGGCCGCAGCTGAAATGTTCAAAGGGAATTGGATCGATGCCAAAAATAAATGGGGAAAGGCTTGCAAAGCATATGTTATCGATGATTGTGACAGGGAGAAATATATTGAGCGTTCTGTTCTTGTAAATATGACATTGCTCCGTAAAACAGCTGCCGCAAAAGCCATGACAGGTGCAATTCTTCGTGTAATCAGAGCTCTAACAGGCATGAAAGGGCAGTATACCAAAAAGGAGTTGCAGAAGCCATTTGCTATTCCTCGTGTTACCTTTTCTCCTGATTATACAGATCCGGAAGTGAGAAAAGCAATGCTGTCTCAGGGAATGAATTCTATAGGATCTTTATTTGGAGCCGCTCCAACTATTGCGGCTATTCCGGACGCTTTAACTGGTAGGGAAAGAGACGAATTCAATCCAGAAGAATTTGCTGATAATCCTGCATTTGCATCTGATGAAGCTATGGTAGAGGAGAATGCAGGAGGCGAACAGAACTGGTTTGATGAAACACCACAGCAGAATTCGGAGTCAGAAGCAAATGAACAGACAGGATACATCTGTGACGAATGTGGCGCTCAGATTTCCGACAAAGTATATTCCTACTCTATTAATAAATTTGGCAAGCCATTGTGTGTAAGATGCCAGAGAGGAGCCCACTAATGAAGATTATAAAAATAACCACTGAAAATGAATTACAACACTTGAATTTCCAGAGGGAGATATTACTTCGGTAAATAAGCGGTTATATGAAATGATTGGACCGAAATGTGAATTGATGGAGCATGTGATGCCGTCTCGACTTTATAAGATTTTAGGAGCGTCTAACAGACCTAAGAAAGAGAAAGGGAGCTGCACAAGCATTCTGATGGATGAGGAAGCATACTATCACGATCTGGAAGTGAATGTGGTAGGAAGTTGGCTTTATGAAAGCGATTTGCACGGAAACCCGATTTTGGGAAACATTTTGGTCATTGGAGAATACTGGGGTGGAGATGGAGTTGAATTCTGCGGAATGTCAGATGAACAATACAACTTATTATATCCACAACTTGAAGAACTTACGAAGAAAGCGAGGGAATACAGATGAAAATATTACATACTGCAGATTGGCACATTGGTTCATTTAAGGGACCAGAAAAGGAGGGGGTAAATCTCCGTTCTGAGGATACAATGAAGTGTCTGCGTAGTTTGGTTGAAACAGCTGAAAAAGAAAAGCCGGACTTAGTACTTGTATCCGGTGACATTTTCCACCAGGCAGAAATTTGGCAGGGCAGAAGCCATAAGGAAGTGTTACAGGCAAGAGAAATTATCCTTGCTCTTTCCAAAGCGGCAGGACAGGTCATTGTAATGAGAGGTACTCCAAATCATGACAGTGAGGAAGCATTTCTCGAACTAAAGGCTCACTTTGAATTCATTGATAATGTAAAGATTGTGATCACACCGGAACTTGTCAGAACATCTTATGCAGATATCGTTGCGGTTCCGGGATTTGATAAAGGTACATTCAGAGCACAGCATCCCGGAATTTCTAAAGAGGATGAAAATATCGTATTTTCTGAGGAACTTGGAAAAATCGTAGTTGGAATGAGGGCTATGTGCAGCGGAGATGTCCCTGCTATTCTCATGAGCCATTACACAGTACCTGGATGTAACACAGAAAGCGGTCAAACACAGTTCCTTACTCAATTTGAACCGGTTATCACACAGGACATGCTTTTAGCGGCAGATTATGATTTGGTTGCCCTTGGCCACATTCATAGACCTCAGATGATAAATGGACTCAGGAATGTTTACTATTCCGGAGCAGTAAATGCCATGAATTTTAACGATGAGGGGCAGGACAGAGGTTTTTGGCTGTATGAGATGAAACGGTTCTCAAATGAAAAATGGGATATCAGTGATGCGTGGTTCAGAAAAACACCATACAGAGAATTTATAACATTCCATTTTACAGACACAGACATAACCGCAATCAATCTTGGACATATTGAGGAAGTTGCATTTAATTACTGGACTTATAACGGAGCTGTCGCAGATAAGATTGTCCGTGTTTTATACACCTGTTCCGCAGAGCAGAAGAAGATCTTCAACACGGCTCTTCTGGAGAAAGCATTATATGAAGCTGGGGCATTCTGGGTAGCCGGTATTGAAGCGGAAAAGATTGAATCAGCCAATAGAACGGAGCTTTCAAAGCAGGAGGATCCGGAAACAAACCTTATTCAGTACTTGCAGGAAAAACTTATTGAACCGAAGAAGATTGACAGTATTGTCGAGAAGGCAAGACCTATTATTGCAAAGGCAAAAGCAAACTCGGCAGTATCGGAATTCTTTGGGACATTCGTTCCAAAGGAAATAGAAGTCAAAAATTATCGCAATTATGTTGAGCAGTACTTCTCCTTTGAAGATATCAGCTTCTGCACAATCAATGGCAGTAATGGTTCTGGAAAATCCTCGCTCTTCATGGATGCTATTGTTGACTGTCTTTATGAAGAACCGAGAGAGGGAACTAATACAGGCTGGATAAGAAATGATGAAAAGGCACGTTCCGGATCAATCTCATTCACATTTGGTCTTGGAGATAAGATGTTCCGTGTTGTTAGGACTAGAACTAAATCCGGTAAGCCGACACTGAATCTTTCGGAACTTCTGGAAAATGAGTGGGTTGACCGTTCCAAAGAGAAAATTGCTGATACACAAAAGGAAATTATCCGCCTGCTCGGGATGGACAGTCTGACATTCAAGGCATGCGTCCTAATCATGCAGGATCAGTACGGATTATTCCTTGAAGCAGGTAAAGAAGAGCGAGTCGGAGTTCTGTCAAACCTGCTCGGACTTGGAATTTATGGAATTATGGAAGATTTAGCCAAGGATGAACTTGGAAATCTGAAAAGAGATATTGCAAAGAAAAGACAGACCATAAATATCCATTCGGCAACGATTGAAAGTTATGGAAAACCGGAAGATGAAAAGACAGAGATTGAGTTAAAACTGAATACAGTATCCGAGGACAGAAATAATCTTGCAAAGCAGAAAGAAGATAAATCTTTACTGTTGAGGATGCAGAGGGAGGCACAGGAACGTCACGATAAGGTGCAGGCATCTGTTAATACCTTAATGCAGAAAAACGAGCAGGAAGGTCAAAATATAGCCGCTCTTGAACGCAATATTGAGAGCTGTAATGCGTTTTTAGCCGATGAAGAGGAAACCAATTTAAAGGTTGAACGTCATGATTTACTTTTGGAACAGGACAGGGAATATGCAAAAGCTGCTGTTGCCTATATGGGTAAGCATGAAGAGCTTGTGAGGATTCACGATCAGGAAATGTCTGAGGAACAAAATATAAGCAGACTGAAAACAGAACTGCAGGGAAAACAGGATGAAAAGAATGAAATGATACTGGATTCGGTTAATGATGGTGAGGTCAGACAGAAAGCAGGAGAATATGAACAGGCAAAGAAAGCCTTAGATGAAGCTTTTGATTCTGACCGAACATATAAGGCAAAGATGCAGGAACTGACGGACGTCCGATATGAGAGATCCACATTGATTGCAAAGTACAATGCGGTTCGTGAAGGTCTTGAAAACAAGCTTGCAGGATTGAAGAAACAGGCAGAGCTTCTGGACAACGTTGAGTGTGTTGACATTGAAAATGCAAAGTGCGGATTTCTTGCGGAGGCTATTTCTGCAAAGAAAATTCTGGAAGATTACCCGGATTTTGTGAAGCAGAAAGAAGAGGAGCACCAGAAGGAACTTGAGCCGTTGGATGAAAAGAAAGCGACTATAGAAGAGGAACTCTCGCAGATGGAAAATCCGGAGGGAAAAATTATTGAACTCCAGTCAAGATGCAATGAATTGAAGCCCTGGACAAAGAAGCTTGATGAAGTCGGTGTAAGAGAAAATCGAATGGCACTTATACAAGCTTCTATTGAAAATATTAAGTCAAATATAGCTGAAGCAGAAAAAAGGCTTTCTGAGACGAAATTAAAGGGCACAGAGGTGGAAAAAGAAATGCTCTCATACCAGTCACAGGCAGAACAACATAAGAGCATTCAGCAGGAATTGTTTGGTCTTGAAGACTATGTGGCAAAAAGCAAAGAATATCCGGTTTATAAAGAGAGACGTTCCAATGCTCAGAGAACACTTCTTGAGGCACAGGAACGCAAAAAGGAATTTGAGAAGGAGCTTGAGGATGCAAGAAAAGAACTGGCAGCTACAGTAGGAGCGACGATGGATACAACAGCACTTACGGCAGAAGTTGCGGATATTGACAGTAAGATAGCTGATATTGATATCCAGATAACCTCATACCAGCAGAAGATTGGTTCTCTCTCCCAGAAACTGGATGAGATTAAGAAACTCAAAACTGACATTGCGGAACTTAGTAAAGATGCTGGTGTGTTATCAGTGGACATTTCAGAATATGAACTGCTAAAAGCAGCTTTCTCACAGGATGGAATACCACATCAGATTATACGCTCACTGGTTCCAAAGTTGACAGAAATTTCAAGTAGTATCCTTGGCCAGATGACTGGTGGAAAGATGGGAATTGAATTTCAGACAGAAAAAGTCATGAAGAGCAACTCCAACAAGGAAGTGGTAACACTTGATATTTTCATTGAAGAATATGGGAAATCAGTTCTTCCTTACCTTTCAAAATCTGGTGGAGAAAAAGTAAAGGCTTCACTGTCAGTAATCCTTGCGCTTGCTGAGATTAAATCTTCAACAGCAGGCATTCAGCTCGGAATGTTGTTTATTGATGAACCACCATTCCTTGACAGTGATGGAATCCAGGCATATTGCGATGCGTTGGAGACAATCCAGAGCAGATATCCTGATTTGAAGATTATGGCAATCACCCATGATCCTACAATGAAGGCACGATTCCCTCAGAGCTTGGATGTTGTGAAGACTGATGAAGGAAGCAAAGTAATCTATTAAGTAAGTATGGAGCTGTAGTTGCAGCTACAGCTCCTAAAAGGAGATAAGTATGGCAGACAACAAGACATATTATTACCTAAAGCTCAAGGAGAACTTTTTTGATAGTGAAGACATGAAGCTTCTCCAGGGCATGAAGGACGGATACTTATACAGTGACATTCTCCTTAAATTGTATTTAATCAGCCTTTCCCAAGATGGACGTTTGATGTATAGAGGCATCATTCCATATACACCGGAAATGGTTGCCACAGTTACGAGACACCAGGTGGGAACGGTGGAAAAGGCAATGGATGTTTTGGAAAAAATGGGCTTTATCGAAATCCTTGATAATGGAGCAATTTACATGCTTGATATTCAAAATTTTATTGGACAAAGCTCAACAGAGGCGGACAGAAAACGAGAGTATAGAAATCTTATTAACACTGAAAAAAAGCGGATTTGTGGTAATTCAAATGTCTCAGATGTCGGACAGATGGCAGGACAAATGTCCGAACAAAAGTCCGACAAATCTACACCAGAGTATAGAGAACAGAGTAAAGAGATAAGAGAAGAGAGTTTAGAGAGTAGAGAACAGAGTACAGAGATATTTGCAGTATCTAAAGATACTGTTAGTCGCACTGATGTGCAACGAGCGGTGGAAGAATGGAACTCACTGGCAGTCTATGGATTAAGGCCTGTAAGTAAGTTGACATCAGGAACCAAGAGAGCCAAGTGCTTGAATGCCAGAATTAAAGAATACGGCATTGATGAAGTACTAGCTGCTATTGAGAGGATAAAAAACAGCGATTTTCTCAAGGGGAACAATAAGAGTGGTTGGATGATAACGTTCGATTGGTTTGTCTTACCGAACAATTTCCCAAAGGTTCATGACGGCTACTATGAAAATTCAACACCGCAACCTCAGAACGGAGGATCACAGTCTCACGTAGAACAGTTCGCAGATTTTGCAAGGGGATGGGCCGGAGATGAATAAACAGGAATTTGCAGTTATAGCGGTAGGAATCAAGTCAGCATATCCAGCTTCCAAAATTCTGGAGGACGATGCATCTATGAATTTCTGGTACCGGATGCTGAAAGACCTCAACGGGAAAGTCGTTGAGAATGCGGTTATGGAGCACATAAGCACAAGCGTTTATCCTCCTAACATTGCAGAAATCAGAAAACTGTGTATGGAAAGATGCAAGCCTCCTGTCCTCGGTTTTGACGAGGCATGGGGAGTGGTCCAGAGGGCAATGTCGGAGTATGGATGGTATCACCCGCAGGAAGCATTTGCCTTGATGGACGATCTGACAGTATCGGTGGTTAAAAACCTCGGATGGAACAGGCTGTGCCAGAGCGAAAATCCGACAGCAGACAGAGCCAACTTCCGAGAAGCGTATGAGGCAAAGGCAAGGGAAGCGGTCAACAGCAATATGTTACCGGATTTTATATCAAATGAAAAGCTGATGCTGCAACAGCAGTATGCTCCCCGGATTGAAGCCAGAGAACCTCCTGCGATAGAACAGACTGTTGCTCCGGAAAGGAAAGAGCTGACACCACAACAGCGTGAGGAAAGAGCACGACAATTTGAAGCAGTAAGGAGGCGGTTGATGGGTGGCGGTACAAACGAATGATGAAATAAAGGGCACTGAAAAGGAATTCTTAGACCTGTTCAATCATCTGTGCTACAGCAGAACGGCATGGCAGGTATGGTCAGATCTTATGTCGGCAATGGCTTGCACGATTGCAAATGTATTTGAGACCAACCCCAAAAGGAAAGCTGACAGGGAAAAAGAATATGAGAGGTGCATCAAGGAACTGGGCGGAGATGTAGAGATACCGGCAAAGCTGTTCGCCATTGTAACGATGGCATTAGAAAACAATCCGGATCAGGATTTCCTCGGAAAGCTGTATATGCAGCTCAATCTTGGAAGTCACTGGCATGGACAATTCTTTACTCCGTATGATGTCTGCAAAATGATGTCCCTTATAACAATCGGGGACACCGTCAGAAGCAAGGCAGAGGACAGGGATTACATAGCAGTTTCGGACCCGGCATGCGGAGCAGGTGCAACGCTGATATCCGCTGCAAACACATTCAAGGAACGAGGGATAAATTATCAGGAAAAGGTTCTTTTCGTAGGACAGGACATTGACAGAGTGGTTGGCCAGATGTGCTACATTCAGCTGTCACTGCTTGGATGTGCCGGATATATCTGCATAGCCGACACGATCGTAAATCCTGTTGTAGGCTCGGTATTACAACCGGACGAACAGAAAGGACAGGAGTTCTGGTACACACCGCTCTACTACTCTAACAGGTGGCAGATGCGGATATTTATACAAAACATGAAAAGACTAATGCCTCTACCAGAGGCGGAGCAACAGAAAGAGGATGAATATGTATTCTTCTTCGATTTTGACAAAAAGGAGGAAACCTATGGGAACAAGTAGGACAGTGGTGCATTACGCATCAGGAGACAACAGAGATTATGAATTTGAGTGGAGCAAGGCAGTTTTGGAGTATCTGGAAAAGGGATATCCGGCAGAAGAAAAGAACTGCGAGCTGGAGGTCGGGAGCACGACTTACAAGGTTCTAAAAAGAGATACTGTAACCGCATTCTATGATGCAGACGGTAACACATTGTTTGATGTTACGAATGATAGGCTCAAAGAGGAATACGAGGCAATGGAAAGTCTGGATGAAACAGAGCCGAAGTCAGAGATTGGAAGAGCCATTGCAGGGATTGAGAAACAGGCATTTGACGAGGCTGTGTATATGGGGAAGACTTCCCTTGCGGATATTGTGACAGGGAATGTTCCTGACCCGACACCGGAAGAAGTGCAGAAGGCAATGGAAGAGCAGGCAGGAGCAGAGGAAGCAGAAGGTGATGAACCGGGCGATGATTCTTGCGGCCAGGATATTGAGGAAACTCACGATACTGAAACGCAGGAGGCTTCTGAAAATGGTGGAGAGGAAGAAAAAACGGATCCTGAGCCGACAGCAAAGGGCATCGATGGAGCTGTTGCAAAGCTGCAGGGAGAATTGAAAAAGGCAAAGGAAGGCTATGCCGAGCCTATCCTGTCACACATGATTGACCGGTGCAAAGAGTCGGAGACATTGGCTGATGCGGTATGCCAGACGCATAAGACCTGGGAGAAGTGCTTCAAGTACATCATGGATCAGGCACGAAAGCTCAAGAGTGGAAACTGTGCCATGGTAAAGGATTCCGTGGTCTACGAATGGGCAGAGGACTATTACAGACTGGATGATAAAGCTCTTGAAGAGAAAAAGGCTGTGGAAGCCAAGGAGAGAGAAAAGAAACAGAAAGCCGATCAGCAGAAGCGTCTGGACGGCATGAAGAAGCGTGCTGAGAAAAAGGCGGAGACAGCTGGAAAAGATAAGGCTGCCAAGGAAACTCCGAAACCGGAAGCAAAGGCGGACAAACCGAAGAAAGAGCCGGAGAAAAAAGAAGCTCCTAAGAAGAGGTCGAATGAACTTGAAGGGCAGATGGATCTGTTCTCAATGATGGGGCTGTAAGGAGGGATGTACGATGGAAAAAAGAAAGCTGTCTGCATTGCCTAGACCAGAGGCAACAGCAGAAATGGTTGAAATGGCAGATAGACTGGACGGAATGGAGCACATTGTGACTGCGGAGCTGGTCGATGATAACAAAATACTGCTTCTGAATTTCTATGAGGTGTCGAAGCTCAAAAAAGGAAAAACGGAAGCAGCATTTAGGACATTTCTGTCGAGTGATGATTATATCACGCAGGACCTGTCACAGTCAAAGGTTAAATGGCTTACAGCTGCATTTGATAATATGCAGGGTTTCCGGCTGTGGGAGTACAAATGGGATCAAAAAACATGGAAAAGCGAACACATTCCAAAGGTGTTTATCTGGACAGCAGAGGACAAGGGCATCATGGAGAGCTTTTTCAAGGCTTACCGCAAAGAAACTGACGAGAACGTATGGAATGCTATTGACAGATTCCAAGACAAGGTCAAGGCAGAACGACTGGCAGAGAAGCACAGAAAAGTCCTTGCGCCGATTGATCTGCGGATGGAGCCGATAGGAGAGCCTTCACAGGATTTTACCGACTGGGTATGGGAGCAGGGCATGAGTTTCAGCCGGTACGGAATTTATAAAGAGACATCCAAGGGAAAGGCTGAATTTGAGTGTACGCACTGCCAGAAGACAGGAATCGTTGACCGGAGCAGGATAAGACTTCGGAACAATGAAAAGGGGGAATGTCCTTTCTGCGGAAGCAGAGTGACATATAAGGCAAGAGGAAAAATGCCATGCCAGATAGCAGATGAAAGATGGTTCATATATGTGGATCGGCAGGAGGAAGGTTTCTTACTCCGGTACTTCAAAGCATGGAGACACATAAAGAATGACGCAATGATAACAGGCAGCATATGTAAGAAACGCATTGAAGAAACCATGCATGAGTACAGCCGCTGTTTCTGCACATTCTTCGGCGAAAAGCTGATGAAGGAAAGCTATGAATGGGGAGTGTACCACCAGAGGGGGAATTCGCGCTGGATTCCAGACGAGGGAAATATCGCATGCATGGAGTGTATCTTATATCCCGGAAATCTTCCAGAGGCATGGGAACACACACCTATGAAGTATTCCGCACTGGAAATTCTGGCACAGAACATGCCGACCACGGCTTTCAGATACGAGGATGCCATTGATATTTATCTGAAATTTCCGAAGCTTGAGTGGTTCTGCAAAATGGGCTTGAACCAGCTGGCGAAGGATGTGGTAAAAGGCTACAACTACAGCGGGAACATGACGGGCAAGGTCAATTATAAGGCTGACACTATCTATGAAATCTTAGGGCTGAATAAGGTCAATACGAGGACACTACAGGCAATAGACGGCAATCATTACGAACTCCGCCTGTTGCAGGTAGCACAGCAGCTTGATATCCAGATGAAGCCGGAGCAGTTAAAGGAATTTTACGAAACCTTTGAATGCAACACAGATCTTCTGAAGGAGAAGAATAGAAGGGTATCGCTCCATAAGCTCTGCCGGTACATAGACAAGGAGAGTGAGAGATACCCGATTGGAGAAAAGAATGCCTGCATGTGGGGCTATTCCTACAACAGGTACAAAGAGAGAACAGATCCACGAATAGAGAGAAAACAGAATATGGCACATGACTGGCTTGAATATATAGGGTGGTGCCGGGAACTGAAATACGACCTAGATAACAAGTTTATCTACATGCCAAACAATTTCAAAAAGGTGCATGACAGGGTGGCGGGAGAGTATAAGGCATTGCAGGATAAGAAAGCTGCAGCTGAAAAGTTACGCAGGGAGAAGCTGGCCGCCAAGAGGATGGAACAGACGAAGAAAGCAATGGAGGAGATATTCAGTAAGAATGATGGAGTGGATGCTTTCCAGATAAAAGGAAAGGGGCTGATCCTTGTAGTGCCGCAGAGCGGGGATGAAATCCGCAAGGAAGGAGAAGCTCTTCATCACTGTGTAGGAGGTTACGTTGAGAGAGTGGCAAAAGGAGAAACGAACATCTTTTTTGTCAGAAAGGCAGATCATCCAGAGCAATCTTATTTCACGATGGAATGGAAAAATAACAAGGTCGTACAGTGCAGAGGTAAAAGCAACTGTGGGATGCCACCGGATGTGAAAGCCTTTGTGCAGGTGTTCGAGAAGAAAATGCAGGATGCAATCCAGAAAGGAGATACAAATGGCAAAAAGAAACAGAATTTACAGTCTGCGTAAGGGTTCAGTCCAGTGGAATGAAGAGGACAGGCTTTCATTATGCGGAATGCTGATCAAAGCAGGATATGCGGCACGTATCGGCAGAGGAATGATTCCCGGAACAGAAGGCAGGAAGACAGCACAGTATGAATACTTTGTTGAGTATTGGGAGGAAGGAGATGATACAAATGCTGGGACAGGTAACTAATTTAATAATGCCAAAGTTTATTGCGAGAAAGCCCAAGATTAAGCATGGGACATACAACAAGTATGGATTCGCTATTACGCTTCATCAGTATTGCATCTGTCCTAGATGCAACCATATCCTCAATGCCGGTCCAGATTATCAGCCGGATTATTGTAGCAAGTGCGGACAGCATGTTAATTGTTCAGATGTTCCATGGGAAGAGGAAGTCCAGCTTGGATATGTCAGAAAGGAGGAACGTTGTGAATAAATCAAAAATTGAGTGGTGTGATCACACATGGAATCCTATTACGGGATGCAATCATGGATGCCATTACTGCTATGCAAGAACTATGACAGCCAGATTCAGCGGAGACGTAAGGCTCAATAAGATGTGTAAGGCGGATTATTCGACGCAGACTGGACCGGACGAAAGCACTTTATATATTTTGGATAAGCCGATGCTGAGTGAGACAGGGCATCCGCTGGTATATCCATTCGGATTCGAGCCGACCTTTCACAGATATCGCATGGATACGATTGGCAAACTGAAAATGGGTAACAACATTTTTGTGGGAGCTATGGCTGATGTATTCGGAGAGTGGGTACCGGATCAGTGGATTGAGGAAATATTCACGGTGTGCCTGGAGCATGACGAGCACAATTATTTGTTTCTGACAAAGAACCCAGAACGATACATGAAGCTGGCAAATGCCGGGAAGCTGCCACAGCAGAACAATTTCTGGTATGGCACGACAGTGACGAGACCGGATCAGGAATACGCATGGTTTGAATCCGGCACTTATAACTGGTTTTTGAGTATCGAACCGATACTTGAGGATTTCGGCAAGTTTGGTGCAACGGTGAAAACGGCACCGCCATGGATTATTGTCGGAGCACAGACAGGGCGGTCAAAGAATAAGGTCATTCCAGAGTTTGAGTGGATTAAGAATCTGGTGCTTACTGCAGATACGTTTGGAATACCAATTTTTATGAAAGACAGTCTGATTCCGATTGTTGGAGAAAAGAATATGCGGAGGGATTTCCCAAAACAGCTCCTTGAAAAGACAATCAGCGAAAAAATGCAGAACAAGCTCTATGAAGCGTGCTCTGAGTGCGGGAAAGTGCTTCGCAAGAACCAGATGGTTGCATTGATGGCAAGATCAAAAAGAGGTACACCAGCTAAACAGTATGCCTACCTGTGCAGGGCATGCTTTGAGAACAGTTGTAAAAATATGGGGGTTGAACTCCCAAAACTTGACTATATGGAGGATTAAAAGATGAGTAACAATGCAGAAAACAGATTTGAAAATAACGCAGTAGTATTAGCAGGAGAAGTTGCAGGAACACCGGTATACAGCCACGAGGTGTACGGAGAAGGATTTTATGTTTTTGACATGAACATTCCAAGAGAAAGCGGAAACATTGATACAGTGCCGGTTATGGTTTCAGAAAGAATGTGCAATATTGAAGACATTAAGGTGGGAAAATTGTATGAGGTTGTCGGTCAGTTCCGCTCTTATAACAGACATGAAGAGAAAAAGAACCGCCTGATACTCTCTGTGTTTGCCGTAGAATTGAATCCAGTAACTGAAGATGAATTTATTGGAGAAAACCATATTGACCTTGATGGATACGTTTGCAAAGAACCAGTTTATAGAAAGACTCCACTTGGCAGGGAAATTGCAGATTTGCTCATTGCTGTGAACAGAGCTTATGGAAAGTCAGATTACATTCCTTGTATTACATGGGGCAGAAATGCGAGATTTGCATCAACATTAGAGGTTGGACAGAGAGTGCAGCTGCAGGGAAGAATCCAGAGCCGTGAATATGTAAAGAAAATTAGTGAGGATAATTCGGAGCGACACACAGCTTATGAGTTATCAGCCAGTCGGATTGTACTGAGTATGTAACATGTGGTGCCGGAACAGCGAGGGCTATAAAGATTACACTGCTGGTATTGCAATATCGCATGCCAGCAGGAACGAACGAAAGGAGCGGAATATGGCAAAGAAAAGAAGCTGCCGCAGAACGGTAGATGAAGATAAAATCCACGAGAAGGCGGTCAAAATCCGCAAAATGACGGACGAACAGCTGGTACATTACGTGGAGGACAGAGTAGAGAAAGCAAGGAGTGAGGGTTTTCATCGTGGGAAAGAAGCTGCTCCTGCCAAGCCTGCGGTAAATATTGCTGCGATTATCGGAGAAATCGGCAGTGTAAAGGGCATTGGCACCACAAAGCTTGCGGACATAAAGGCGATTCTGAAAAAGCACCTGGGGGATTCAAATGGTTAGGGCATTTACGGTACCGGGGGAACCAAAGGGAAAAGGACGTCCGAGGTTTAATCCCATGAATCCCGCGGCACATCCAAGAACACCGGAAGCCACGTTGGTGTATGAGAATCTGATCGGATGGGAGTACCGGAGGCAGTGCAAGGGCGGTTTTCCGGAAAAGGTTCCTGTGAGGATGCAGATCAAGGCATATTACACCATTCCGGCCAGTGCAAGCAAGAAAAGAAAACAGATGATGGCAAACGGAGAGGAACGTCCAACCAAGAAACCGGATATCGATAATGTTGTCAAGGTATATGCAGATGCGCTGAACCATTTGGCATACCATGACGATTCACAGGTGGTGAGCATTACCTGTGAGAAATATTATTCAGAGGAACCAAGGGTAGAAGTTATTTTGAGTGATACGGAGGAAGAATTATGAGGATCAATAAAAGTGAGCTGTCAAAGAAAATAGGACAGCTGAAAGGAATAGTACCATCAAGGACCACGATTGAGGCATTGAAAGGAGTTTTATGTTCGGACGGGTATTTAATCGCTTCGGACACAAATCTGACCGTTAAGGCGAAATTAGAGGGCATGGAGGAAGAAACAGAACCATTCATCATCCCTGCAAAAGCCTTTGATTTCATCGGCAGCCTTCCGGATGGGGAGCTTGAAGTCAGCGTGAGCAAAGGAAACCTTGTTATCAAGACAGGCAAAATCAAGAACCAGTTCAAAACTCTGGGTGCAGAGTTGTTTGCCTACACAAAGAGCATTGATACAGACAAAGAGCCTGCCAAGATACCGGCATTAAAGCTGAAAAAGGCAATCGACCATGTAATTTATGCGGTTGCTGTAAGCGGATCCAATCAGCAGATGCTTGGTATGTATCTTGAATGCATGGATGGAAAGCTGAATTTTGTCGGTCTGGACGGACACCGGATTGCCTGGGACTGCATCGATTACGAGGGCGAGTTTCAGATTATCGTTCCGAGAGCAGCTATGGAGAATGTAAAGAAGATGGACTTCGAGGGTGATATCTCTATCTACCATGACGGAAATGGAGCATTATTCAAGTCGGAGGAATATGAGGTCTACACCAGAATTATCCAGGGCGAATACTTCAAGTACAAGAAAATGTTCATGAGTGGGGAAATGTTCACAATCATTGACCGCAGGGTGTTAATGGAAGCTATCAATCGTGCAAGGCTTTGCGGCTCGGCAGAGGACAAGGCACCTGTAATCATGGACATGAGCGGAGACACCATTGGACTTACATACAGAAGCACCATGGCAGACTTTCACGAGGAGATTCCGGTAATCGAACCATTTGAGAAAGATTTGAAGATCGCCTTTGATCCGAGGCTTATGATGGACAGCCTCAAGGCTTTTGAATGTGACACAGTAACGTTGGAGCTTACCTCGGCCAAACAGCCTGCTCTTATTAAGGCAGATGATAGCGATATGACAGCCCTGGTACTTCCGGTAAATTTCAAGGAGGCATAAATGGCAGGATTTACAGATGCAATGGCAATAGACGGAAAAGCAGTGATAAGAAAAATCCGCAATGGAAAGAGCCTGCGGAAAGGCGGAGCAGTCAATCTGGAGCAGTGTGATATTAAAATCACATCAACTGTGCAGGGAGGTATCGTTACATTAGAGATACCGGAGAAGAATCTGCTGATCACATGCAGATTACAGGATGTGCTGGCAGTCATATCAGCTGCCAATAAGGCATATCTGGAACAGCAATCAGGCACCAAGTTACCTCATGGTCAGGAATAATGTATATCACGAAATAAAACAGGGCGGTCGTGGTGCACCGCCCGGAAAGGAGAGTAATGGATCCGGAGAAAATGTGTGGAAACTGCATTCATGTGAATTACTGCATGCGTGCATACCGCAAAGACCATAGGTGCGGCAATCACACCGGCCATGAAAGGAAATATGAAGTGTCCGAAATGTGGAAGAGATACAGAATGGCTAAGAGCCTTGTCGAGAGTGGACAACAAGACGATGATTTGTGATGAGTGTGGAACAAAGGAGGCTCTGGACGCAATGGGGCTGACAGAGGGAAGCTCCGTAAGGAAATCCATACTCGCATGTGTTGGCAGAGGCTCTACACCGCAGGAAAGAACCGAGGCGAAGGTTCGTGCTACTGGAAATAAGTGGGCTATGGAGAATTTTAGAGATACGCATAATTAAGGTTAACGGAGGTGAGTGAGCTTTGAAATGTAAGTTCTGCGGAGCTGAAGTTAAGGTAGGAGAACGTTGCGAATATTGTGGATCGTTTGCAGAACCACTTTATTATGGGTTGGAAATGCGGACGGAGACAATACCACGGACTACAAAGGATGCAAAGAAAAAACGTTGGAAAGCCCCAATGTTGGATAACAGAAGTTCCTCTGACAAGACGAGCTATACGATAAAGCCGGGAGACTCACTCTGGAAGATAACCAAAAGATTTTATGGAACAACATCACTGGAGCTTTGCAAGAAGATAGCTGACTACAATGGAATTGAGGATATGAATAAGATATGTCCAGGAGAAATAATAGTGATGATTTAGGAGGAAAGAGACATGGCAAATTTTGATGAAGATATTAAGAGAATCACAGATGAAATCCTATCGGATGGAACTGTTGACCAGATTATTAGAGAAAAGGTGACGGATGGAATAGAAAAAGCAATAGCTAGTTCATTTAATTATGGAAAGCTTGAAAAGGCGGTCAAAGAAAGAGTTGAGCAGGTTTTAGTTCCGTTTATTGAAAGCTATGACATGAGTGGATACATTGTAAAATTGGACACACTTCTTACGGAAATGGTCAATAAGTCTGTCCTTACTGACAACAAAAATTTGTTGGAAAATTTTAAGTTTATGATGGAAGAACCGCAGGAAACAGATATAAAGATATCTGATTTGTTCAAGAAATATAAGAAGTTTGTTGCCGGTGATATGGAGGTAGCGGGCCGAGAGATTGTGATAGAGGATAATGCTGAATACGAGGCGATGGATGTACATTTTGAATTCGAAGAAGAGGGTGAGAGAAGCTGGAGCTCATTCAAGTATGCAACTATTGACTTTACAGTGGATGATGAAGAACAGCAGGATGAATTAAACAGAACAGTACGTCTTTCGCACTGGACAGGGGATAGAAAAGCCGGATGGGAAATTAGAACAGACACAAATCCTGACATATATTCACTTAGGTACATGAATAAGTTTGATTTGCTTCTTGCGAAACTGCAAAGAGCGGATGCACGAATTATCATAGACGAGACTGCAGACGAGGATTTTGTTTATTCCGATACAAAGCCAGAGCCGACCTATGAATAGCCATGAACGGTCAGCTAACATTTGATAAATTTATGAATATAACAGAGGAAAAGCCACCGGAACATAAGCAAGAGAGAGTTCCGATGGTGGATCCATGTTACTACTGTTTATGCAGGTCGTGTATCAATAATGCAGAGAGTCTTACTGTTAATCCGGAAGAAGTACCATATGACTGGCACCCGTGCTTCTTTTGCGATATATGCAATAATTTTGATGGAGAGAGCCCAGAAAATATGGAAAGGGAAGAGTGCGAGGAGTATATGATAGACGATTATCATGCGAGGAAGAACAGAGAAAAACTAAGAGTTGTGAGGTGAAGTAAAATGCGAAAACCGATTCCAAAATCAGTGCGAAAGCTGGTGTACGCAAAGTATGACGGACATTGTGCGTACTGTGGCTGCAAAATTCCGGAAAAGGGATTCAATGTCGATCACCTGTATTGCCTGAGAAACTATGAGTACACAGAGGATTTTACAGGTATCGATGTGCATGATATTAAAAATTTCATGCCGGCCTGTGGCTCATGCAATCGTTATAAGGCAACCATGGATTTGGAAGAATTCCGGAAACAGCTCCAGAAGATACCGGACAGGCTGGCAAGGGATGTATGCACATATAATATTGCAGTCAGATATGGCATGGTACAGGAGAACAGAGAACCTATCAAATTCTATTTTGAGAAAATGGAGGAAACAGTGAATGAAGAGAGAAAAGCTTGAAACATACATAGGCAGACAGGTCAAGGTGCTGCTGTTTGATGGAAGAGCCTACGAGGGCTGTCTGCAGAAGACCAATACAGACGCAGTTAAGCATAATCCGAACCTATACTTGAAGCATAATTATTATGCATTGCTTGACAAGGGAGGGAACACTATGGGACCAATCTTCCGTTGCTCCCATGTTACGAGGGTTAAGGAGGTGGGCTGATGCAGGTACATAGGCTGGAAGACTACAGGATTCACAACAGACAAGGTAGGTCAAGAGGCACCGGAGGATATTACGTCAATCGCATGGGGCACAAGAAAGAAACAATGGTGTACTCGGTGTATTATGAGACCGATGCCGGAGAATTTTCTCCGGAGCAATGGCTTGAAATCATGAGAGAATGCGTAGCTGCATCCGGATCTGAGGCACTGTTACAGCGGATTATAGACCATGTAAAGGCAAGTTGCGTGTGGCTAAAGAAAGATGCTGAACGTGAAGAGTATGCTTTGGACATACTTGCCGGAAGAATTTACAGGCAAGGGCATGCGTGGAGCGACTTTTCGACAGATGGTATCTCCGAAAACACAGCGTATGTCTTTGATTTCCAAGGAGAGAGTGCATGATATGCGAGAAATGCGGGCGAGCCTTAAAGGATGCCGAGAGCATCCTGAGAGGTTACGGACCGGTATGTTACAAGAAGATAATGCCACCTCGGCCAAAGAAAACCAGAGCAGCCAAAGGAGATTGTAGTCCTGTGGATGACTGGGATTATGAGGTGCCGGGACAAATGGAACTGAGTGATTTTATAGAAATGCCGAAAGGAGGGAATGACGATGATTAAGTATTTTTGCGATCGGTGCGGAGTGGAAATGACAAAGGAGAAAAGGCATGGTTTCGTGTCCGTAAATACCAGAGATAAAGCAGAGGGAGATCTGTTGGAGGAGAATGAGTTTGAAAGCTGGCTTTTCTGCAAGAAGTGTACGGAGGATATCCGGAGATATGTGCGTACATTGCCGTTAAAACCGTCTCAAAACGATGAAAAGCGTGATCAAAATAAGGAAAAATGTGATCAAAACGAGGGAAAGCGTAGCGAACCTGCTGAAAGTGAGGCAAAACCGCAGGAAACCGTATCTGAGGAGGCGGAAGATGAAAGCACGACCGGAAAGAAAAAGTATGATGTAGGCAAGATTATGGCTTTGAAAAAGGCAGGGTGGAAGGTCAAGGACATTGCAGATGAAATGAAAATGACACCACAGCAGGTTTCCAACCAGATTTATCTCTACAACAAGAAGATGCAGGAGAACGGAGCTGAGACAGAGGTACACATGAGCCGGATCGAGCCGACAAAGAGACCAAAACTTTAACAACGAATTGGAGGAATAATGTAAAATGTCAGAAATTAAATATACAACGATAGAAAAAATTGGTATAATAAGACAAGGCGCCAACGGGTGGAACAAAGAACTCCGGTTGGTAAGCTGGAATGATGCCGATCCTAAGTATGATATCAGAGACTGGTCGCCTGATGATGAAAAAATGGGAAAAGGCATTACACTTACAGAGGAGGAAGCAAGAAACCTGTTAGGTCTTCTTGAAAAGCATTTCGGATAAAGCGGTACCAGGAACCGGAATATTTTTAGGGAGGTCTGATCAATGGATGGAAATGAAAACGCACACTCTACCCTCATAGCATTAAGTCCCGAAGATTTACACGATCTTCTTGAAAAGGCGGCTGAGGTAGGAGCAAACGCAGGCATAGATAAGTATGTCGAAGAATTGAAGAAATCGCAGAAGAAACGGGGAGATAGAAGGCTCCATAACACGAAACTTCTGCTCCGTAATTTCCGCATGTTACAGGAGAATGCGGAAAACTCCGTATTCGGAAGGACACAGATGGAGGAGTCAGCTGCAGATATCCTCGAAAGCATGATGAACATTTACAATGATGTCCTTGTGGTGGAAAGCATTAAGAACAGTGCTACAAGAACCGGTATTATCGTAAGCCACGTCCGGACGATGTTGGAAATCTTTGAGGTATGCTGCGAGAAGTCTTCAAACGAGCTGGACAAACGGAGATATGATATCATATACGGATTATACATATCCGAAGACAAAATAAGCAGGAAAGAGCTTGCTGAGAAGTGGAATGTATCCAACGACACGACATACATTGATGAGAAAATTGCTCTCGAAAGACTGTCGGCACTTATTTTTGGGGTGGATGGCTTGACATTACAATAAATCCCCCATTTCAAAAAAGTTTCGGTTGACGTTCAAATATATAAGTGGTA